AAAGGTGGCGAGTATTTCGCAGCAGGTGTAGGTGGAGCTGTTACGGGTAGGGGTGCGGATCTATTGATTATTGACGATCCTCATTCCGAGCAAGACGCTCTCAGCCCTACAGCTTTAGAGTCAGCGTATGAATGGTACACCTCTGGTCCTAGACAGCGTTTACAACCAAACGGTTCTATCGTAATTGTAATGACGCGATGGAGTGCAATTGATTTGACGGCTAAGTTATTGGAGTCGCAAAAAGAACCTTTAGCTGACCAATGGGAGGTAATCGAATTTCCAGCTATTTTTCCTGAAACGGAAAAACCGCTCTGGCCCGAGTTTTGGCCTGAAGACGAATTATTAAAAGTTAAGGCATCTTTGCCTGGTATGAAATGGAACGCCCAGTGGATGCAAAACCCTACGGCAGAAGAGGGTTCAATTATAAAAAGAGATTGGTGGCAACGTTGGGAAAATAATTCTTTACCTAACGTGCAATACATTATGCAAAGTTACGATACTGCGTTTTCTAGAAAAGAATCTGCTGACTTCTCAGCCATATCTACTTGGGGAGTTTTCAGACCAACAGACGATTCACCCGATTCTATTATTCTTTTGGATTGTCAAAAAGGTCGTTGGGACTTTCCTGAACTTAAAGAAATAGCAATGCGAGAGTACAATTATTGGGAGACTGATATGGTATTAATTGAAGCTAAAGCTTCTGGTACGCCGTTAACTCAAGAACTTCGCAGAATGGGTATACCTGTTGTTAATTACTCGCCGACTAGAGGCCATGATAAAACCACACGTATGCACTCAGTCGCCCCAGTCTTTGAAGCAGGTATGGTGTACGCACCCAATCGTATGTTTGCAGAAGAAATGATAGAAGAATGTGCGTCTTTTCCTTTTGGTAAAAACGATGACTTATGTGATACTATGACGCAAGCGATCATGCGTTTTAGGGAAGGCGGCTTTTTGAGCTTAGATTCCGATTACGAAGATGAGGATAGAGGCGTTAGACAAAGGGTTTATTATTAATGGCGATAGAAAGACAAACACCAGATCCAGTTAATCAAATGCCTGAAGAGGTGGATATGACCACCACTCAGGATACTGACGAATTAGACAGTGAAATTATTGAAGTTCTAGAGGGACTGCAAGAAGCTGACGTAGAGATACAAGAAGATGGATCCGCTTTATTAGGGCCTGCTCCAGAAATGCAAATGACATCTGAGTTTGATGAAAACTTAGCTGACGTAATTTCTGAAAGTGAGTTAGCTCGTATTTATATAGATTTAACTGCTTCAATAGAAGATGACAAATCTTCTAGAGAGGATTGGGAAAAAACGTATACCGACGGATTGAAATATCTTGGTATGAAATTTGATGAAACTCGTTCTGAACCCTTTGAGGGTGCTTCAGGCGTAACTCATCCTTTATTGGGAGAAGCCGTCACTCAATTCCAAGCGCAGGCTTATAAAGAATTATTGCCCGCAGGCGGTCCCGTCAAAACTCAAGTAGTGGGTGCCTATAATGCGGCTGTAGAAGAACAAGCGCAAAGAGTGCGTGAATTTATGAATTATGAAATCGTACACGTTATGGAAGAGTACGATGAAGATTTAGACCAAATGTTGTTTTATTTACCTTTGGCTGGATCTGCTTTTAAAAAGGTTTATTACGACGAAAATTTACAAAGACCTGTATCTAAGTTTGTGGCACCCGAAGATTTAATCGTACCTTATTACACTACTGATTTAGAATCTTGCCCACGTATTACTCACGTAATTAAGATGCCTGAGAATGACGTGCGTAAGTTACAAGCTATTGGTTTCTATAAGAAATTTGATATGCAAGCGGGAGAAGAGGCCAGCGATTATTCTTCCTTAGATACTGAAAAAGAAAAATTAGAAGGTATGGAACCTTCTTCAGATAGTGATGAGGTGTGCGTTTTATACGAAGTTCACTGTAATTTAGATTTAGAAGGTTTTGAGGATATAGGGCAAGACGGGGAAGAAACTGGTGTTAAATTGCCTTACATCGTAACGATAGACTCTAATACTGAAAACGTATTGTCTATAAGACGTAACTTCAATCCTGAAAGCCCAATGAAAACTAAAATTGAATACTTCGTTCACTTTAAGTTTCTTCCAGGATTAGGATTCTATGGTTTCGGACTAACTCACATGATTGGTGGGTTGTCTAAAGCTTCCACATCTATACTTAGACAATTAATAGATGCTGGTACGCTTTCCAATTTGCCTGCTGGTTTCAAGACTCGAGGCATCCGCATACGTAACGAAGATGAACCTATTCAACCAGGTGAATTTAGAGATGTAGATGCACCAGCAGGTTCTTTACGAGAAGCCATACAACCCCTACCATTTAAAGAACCAAGCGGTACTTTACTTAATTTATTAGGATTATTAGTCCAATCAGGACAACGCTTTGCTTCTATTGCTGAGATAGCTGTAGGAGAAGGCAACTCCCAAGCACCCGTTGGGACCACTTTGGCACTTATGGAAAAGTCTACCAAAGTTCTGAGCGCTATTCATAAGCGTCTCCATAATGCTCAGAAAAAAGAGTTTGGATTATTAGCAGACATCTTTGCTCAAAGCTTGCCACCAGTCTATCCCTATCAAGTCTCAGGTGGGCAAAACGAGATTAAGCAAAGTGACTTCGATGGAAGAATAGATATTTACCCTGTTAGTAATCCAGACATCTTTTCTACTAGCCAACGTATAGTAATGGCTCAAGAAATGATGCAATTGGTGCAATCCAATCCACAAATTCACGGACCAGGTGGGGTATATGAAGCTTATAGAAGAATGTACGCATCTTTAGGTGTGGATAATATTGATTCTTTATTGTTACCTCCTCCTCCAAATGAACCTTCTCCTATAGAAGCTGGTATGGAAAATAGTGCTTTGTTAATGGGCCAACCCGCGCAAGCGTTTCCGCAACAGAATCACGATGCACATATTGCAGCTCACGTAACTTTATTAAACTTGCAACCCGTACAAACCAATGCGCAAGTACAGGCCAATATCATTTCTCACATTATGCAACATTTACAGATGAAAGCAGATGGTATTGCTCAACAACAAATGCCTCCTGAAGTAATGCAACAATATCAACAATTGCAACAACAAGTTCAACAAGTAGCACCCGTTGAAGCGCAACAATTACAAATGCAAGCAAATGATATTTTGTCTCAATACAGCGCACCTATTATGTCTGAGCTAATGACTCAGTTCTCTCAGCAAATAGGAACACCTCCAGAAGAAGATCCTTTAGTAACTATAAGAAAGCAAGAATTAGCACTTAAAGGACAGCAACTCAATCAAGAGCAACAGCAATTTGTAATGAGAGAAGAACAGCGATCTATGGACCAAGCTAGACAAGATCAAATAGATAGAGAGCGTATTGATGCGCAACGTGACATCGCAGTTATGAAAGATGAAACGACAAAAGATAGACTCGATCAACAAAAAGAACTAAAATTAATTGATATTGGACTTAAACAACTATAATTATGATTAATAGAGTAAAAGTAAGCGAACAGAAAACACCTAAAACTTTAGACGGCAAACAATCGTATTCTAATAAAGGAAACGTTGTGACTCGTAAAAGTAAATCTTTTTCTGCCAGTACCAAAGCCACTCCAGGCACAGGTAAAGGTAAGGCAAGAGGAATGGGTGCTGCTGAATACGGCGGCAAGTTTTCTGGTATTTATTAATGGAACCTCTTTGGGTATCTGATTTGCTGTTAAAGCAAATTGCTGAAAAAAAATCAGACTTAGAAAGTTTGATTATGAATGGTGCCAAAGACTATGATGAATACAATTATCTACGTGGTCGTTACAATTCCCTCGAGGACGTAGAAACAGAAATAAGGGAATTGCTGAAAAGGAGTGTTGAAAACGATGAGCAAGGTATTAGTACCTGACCATATCGCAAGAGAAGTCGAGGAAACAGAAGAAGAGTCGATTGAAGAAAACAAGTCAGAAATTGAAGAAGCGTACGTCAAATCAGACGAACGTGTTTTAGATCCCACACTATTAGATAAATCATTTTTAGATCGCATGCCTCAACCTTCAGGGTGGAGAATGTTAATTCTTCCATACAGAGGAAGGGCCGTTTCTAAAGGTGGTATTGTATTAGCGCAAGAAACCATTGATAGAGAATCGTTAGCAACCGTTGTTGCTTATGTGGTGAAAATGGGTCCTTTGTGCTATTCAGACCAGAACAAATTTGGCAATACCCCGTGGTGCCAAGAAAAACAATGGGTATTAATTGGCAGATATGCTGGAGCTAGGTTTAAACTTGGTGATGATGCAGAGTGCCGTATTATTAACGATGATGAAGTCATCGCAACCATAGATGACCCTGACGATATAGTTAGTGTCTAAACATGAGGAAATATCATGCAAGAAACTGAAAAAGTTGAAGAAATTGAAGAGGTTCAAGAACCTACTGAAGTTGTTGAACTAGAAGAAGAAAGTAAAGACGATTCTCAAGAAGAGGTTGCTCCTATAGAAGATGTTTCAGAAGAAGCTGAAGTTGAAGCTAAAGAGCAAGATGAATTAGAGAGTTATTCTAAAAATGTGCAAAAGCGTATAAAAACGCTGACTAAGAAGATGCGCGAACAAGAGCGCGCTGCTGAGTCTGCTTATGAATATGCTAGAAATTTGCAAAACGAAAATGAAACGTTAAAGCAAAGTAGCACTCAAATTAATCAAAATTATCAGTCTGAAGCTGAAAGTAGATTAAAAGCACAAAGGGCGCAAGCCAATTCTGTTTTGAAATCTGCGTATCAAGATCAAGACTGGGATAAAGTAACTAAAGCTCAAGACATACTTGATAAAATTACAGTAGAGGAAAGTAAATTGGCTAACACCAAGATGACTGTTGAACCAACTACTCAATATCAAGAATATCAACAGCCCCAAATGCCATCAAATCAACCCGCGCAAACACCTGATCCAGCTGCTGAAGATTGGGCCAATAAAAATGAATGGTTTGGTGAAGATGAGGCTATGACTTTAGTGGCTTTTAACATTCATAAAAATTTAGTAGAGGAAGAAGGGTTTGATACAAATGATTCTTCGTACTATACTGAAATAGATAAACGTATAAGAGCTGAATTTCCACATAAGTTTAATGATGGTGGAGAGGTCCAGACTAAAGGGAAAATGCAACAAACAGTTGCCCCAGCAGGAAGATCCGAAAGCTCTGGACGCAAACGACAAGTAAAGCTCACTAAGAGTGAAGTCGAAATGGCACGTCGTTTGAATGTACCGTTAAAAGAATATGCAAAACATATAAGAAGGTAAACAAATGACAGATAAAAAAGAATTAAATGAATCAATTGATGCGCAAGCATCTACTGAAAACAGAACACCACGTTCTGCTGAAACTCGAGCTAAAGATACTGCTCGCAAACCCTGGCGTCCCCCATCAATGTTGGAGACACCACCTGCACCTGAAGGATTTTCCTACAGGTGGATTAGAGCTGAAATCGTTGGACAGGAAGATAGAAAAAATGTAACTGCTAGGTTAAGAGAAGGTTTCGACCTTGTTAGAGCTGAAGAGTTAGATGGTTTTGAAATTCCCACGCTTGACGATGGAAGGCATGCAGGTGTTGTATCCGTGGGTGGTTTGCTATTGGCTAAGATACCTGATGAAACGCGACAAGAAAGGAACGCCTATTTCCAAGGACGCGCTCAAACGCAACAAGATGCGGTTGACAATGATTTAATGCAGGAATCTGACCCAGCCTCTCCGATCTTA